TAGTAATGTTGCAAAACGTTTTAGTGTTAAATTTGGTGAAGAATATGGTACATCAATTTCCTCATCAGTATCAATTTACAACGGTATTACAAATGCTACTACTGGTAGTCCTGCCTTAACTGGTTCAATATACTATTATGTAGCTGATGGTTTAGTAAATCCCTATGATGCTGTTAATTGGAATTTTCCATCAGCATCTTATTTTGTAGATAATGCTACCCCTTCTTCTGCTTCATTTAGTTTTCAACACGCGTTAACTAACGCGCCACTTACTCAAAGCATACAGGATGGTGAATACGCAACGATATCGCTTATAAACGGAAATTTCACCAATTCTACCAGCTCAGCTCAAGACATATTTGTTGTACGTGTTTTAGTATATAATAGTGCTAGTGTGGAAATTGATGATTTTAGTTTAACTAACATAACTGGAAATGGTGGAGGTCCTAGAGCAAATGCTAACCAATTATTTAGTGCGGTAGCAACATCTCAATCAGCAGGAACACAATTATTAACTATTGGGGTTGGTCCTCAAAATCTATCTGATAATGGTGATACTTTACCTTCAAATTGGTCTTTTTATACAGTACAAGCACACAATCAAAAATCAGCAAATGTAACTAATACCTCAGGTAGTTATGCTACATTAAGGTACGAAAAACAAGGAGCACAATGTGGATATGATGGAGTTAGATTCGCTTGGAAAAACGAATTTGGTGTTTGGGATTATTATACATTCACTCTACAAACAGATAAAGCATTTAATATTGAGAGACAAGAATACGAACAAGAATTTGTTAATTACTCAACTACAACTACAACAGTACCCTATGATAGGGAACGAAGAGGTGCTTCTCAATTTTATAATGCTTTAACTCAAACTCAAATAGCAAATAGTAATTGGTTAGATCAAGATGAGGCAGATTGGTTAAAGGAATTATTCTTTAGTGCTAATGTATTTCAACAAATAGGTACAAATTTCTTTCCAATAGTGATTTCAAGTGCTAATTTAGTAGAGAAAACAAATCCTCGTACTCAAGCAAATTTCCAATATCAAATTGAGTTCAAACCTGCTAATCAATTAAGACCTAGAATCTAAATGGTATTATTAAGAGCTACAAATGAGAATGGAGCAATAGTTGATCTAGATGTTCTAGAGAATGATGCCCCCATCAAATTAGACATTTCAGCAATTGAAAATGCTACAATTGGGGATGTATTTGGTGCTTCATCTCAAACATTTAGTCTACCAGGAACCGATAGAAATAATCAGTTTTTTGGTAATTTATTTAATCTAGGAGCTACACCAGCTGTAGCACTACAAGATTCTATTCCTTGTCAAGTATTAACAGATGGTCAGGAAGTATTTACAGGTAAACTTTATATTACCGATATTATAACTGACCAACAGGGATATACCACATACCAAGTAAACGTAGTTAACGAAACAATTGATTTCAAATTTAAATTAACTGATACTTTACTCTCAGAGTTAGATTGGTCAGCATACAATCACAACTACACATACAACAATATTACAGCATCTTGGACTGATAATCTATTTTCAGGCTCAATTGTTTATCCACACGTGGATTATGGTACACCTGAAGGTGATACTACTTTACCTTCTTATACATTAGGGGGAGGAGCTCGTTGTTTTGATAATTTTGAATTTCCTCTTCAAGTAAATCAATTTAAACCTGCTATTCAAGTTAAAGCAGTATTAGATGAGATATTTGATTCTGTAGACTACAAATATACTTCATCGTTTGTTAATTCAGCATATTTTGGGAATCTCTATATGTTGATGACCCCAAATGATGGTTTAGGGGTCTATAATGCTAATGCTACTACAGGTAGTGTTTGGGCTTTTAGAAGTGGTAGCAACCAAACATTTAATGCCTTAACATCTACTAAAATTAATTTTAATGCTGAGGTGTATGATACTTACAATAGATTTAGTTTAGTAAATGATAGGTACACAGCTTACACTGATGGTTTATATAATTTTGCTGTAGGATTTAATTACAGTATCTCCAATTATAGTGTAAACAATCGCTTACGATTTAGAGTACAATTACTTAAAAATGGTGGTGCTACAGGTCCATCTAAAAACTTTGTTGATGTACCTCAAACTGGACAAATTTATGCTCCGTTTGCTAATATACAATTAAAAAATACTGATTACGTAGAATTATTTGTTGAATTAACCACTGACGATGGTACAGAGGTTATCACAATTGGATTTGGGCAAAATGCTACTTATTTTAAAGCATTAGGACCTCAAGCAACAGGAGGTGGTTTAGTTGATATGGGATTACAATTCCCTAATGATATGAAAGCCCTTGATTTTATACAAGGCCTAATTGAAAAGTTTAATTTAGTAGTTGAACCAACTTCAGGATTTAGAAATCTACTAACTATAGAACCCTTTACAAATTGGGTTACAACAGGAAAAACAGTTGACTGGACTGATAAAATTGATAGAAGCCAACGCTTTAAAATTGTTCACCCTATAACAGAACAACCTAAAACAATTTATTTTAGAGATCAGGATGATGAAGCTGTTATTAACAAATATAATAAAGATAATTTTGGTGATGTATTTGGTTCTTACATCTATGAGAATGACTCTGACCTACCTATTGGTGAAAGAGAAATAGGTAAAATATTTGCTGCTACTCCTGTAAAGGGTGTTTTAAATGGTGATACTATGATTATTCCTCACTTATGTAGAAAGGATAATACAGGTAGAGAATTACCATTTAAATTCAAACCAAGATTACTTTTCAATAACGGGCTACAAAATATGCCTGTTACTGCTTTAGGTAAATCTGGTTCTGTTATAAACCCAGGTGACTATTTTATTATAGATGAGTCATTTGTTACTCATACAGAAGATCAGTTCCTCCAAATGACTACATTTGAGTACCTACCAACTGATGCTAGTGGATCAATTAGTGGTTCTCGTGATTTACATTTTGGTAATTTAAATTGGTGGCAATACTTTCAAAATGTTCAAAGTGGTAAAACAACTCAAGACGCATACCACGTTTATTGGGCTGCTTATATCAATTCACTTTATGACATTGATGCTCGTAAATTAACTTGTAATGTTTATCTAAAACCAACTGAATTACAGGGTATACAATTAAATGATAAAATCTTTATTGATGGTGCTTATTATCGTATCAACAAAATTAATGGTGCTAATTTAAGTTATAGGGATTCTATTGAAATAGAGTTAATTAAAGAATTAAACAGACTACTACCTTATCCTCGTAGACGAGTTTTTGATAGTATAGGTACTGCTGTTGATATAATTGTTAGAGAAATACAGGCAGACGGAAATGTTGTATATGAAGAATATGATGGAGGAGCTACTGTAGAAGATTATGGTTTAATTCAACAAGCAGGATTTAAAGATAATTTTGCTGTATTTAACAATAATAATACTGGTTCCGTAACTTGGAATATACCTGCTTCAGTAACTGCTGATCAATCAAGAATAGCATTTGGAGAAAACCAATTGGAGGATTCTGTTGGTTTAGTTTTAGTAGCGGGAAGCAATAACACAGTACAAACCCAAACAGAGAATTCATTAGTAAATGGTAGTAATAATACCTTAAATGCTGGTAGTAAAAATGCTACAATAATTGGTACAAATAACACTATTGATATTTTAACTGAAAATGTTAGTATATTAGGTGCTACAGATTCTTCAGTAACAGGTCCCAATAATAATTCAGTTATTTTAGGTGGCACTGGTTCTCTCTTGGACAATACAGACTGGGCTGTTATGATTAATGGCTACAATGCTGATATTATTGATAGCGATAATACCACAGCTATTAATTCACACGATCAAGAAGTAATTGTTAATGGTTCAGGCCATACTATAATAGGGCTAAACAGAGAAGGTGCTGGTTTAGATTTACTTAACACTAGAAATAATAGTAATTTCTTAGGAGATACCTATATTGGGGGAGGTTATTTAGTTGATTCATTTACTAAAAACATAGGTGATGGTACTAATATTTTCCTAACAGGTTCATCTTATGGAAATGGTAAACACGAGACACTATACATTTTAAACTGGAGTGGTTTATCACCAGGTACTGCCTCAATTAACTTACCATCAGCCGCCAATAGTGATTATAAGGGAGTAGTATATACTTTTAAATTAGCAAGTGGTAATCCAGGAGAAATAGTAAGACTTATCCCATTTACCTCATCACAAACAATTGATGGGGCTACTTCATTTCAAACTTCTGGTTCATACGCATTTGTTTCTATTCATGCTTCAGGAAGTAAGTGGCACGTAATTGATAGTTCAGCAGGAGGTGGTGGAACACCAGGACCTTCAGGTAGTGCTTTTCCATTTACAGGTTCAGCACAAATAACTGGTTCATTATCAGTAACAGGTAGTGTAACCGCCACTGGTGGATTTTTTGGTAATTTAATAGGTACAGCTTCATTAGCTACAACAACTGAGACAATAAAAATTTCACCTATAACAGGTCAAGTACCTGTTTTATTTGCGGAAAATTTACTTGTCCAAAGCAGAAGAGTAGGAGTTGATGAATCTGATTTCTTTTACAATACTACAACTAATAGATTACAGGTTGATAATATTACTGCTACAACTTTAACTGGTAGTTTATTTGGTACAGCTTCATTTGCAATATCAGCATCTAGAGCAGTTACTGCTTCATTTGTAAATCTTGCTACAAGTGCTTCATTTGCATTTGTAGACTATAATGTCCTAACTCCCAATTCAAGGAGTCTTGTATTTGTTGAAGCTAATCCTACAGGTTCAGCCGCTGACTCTTTTAGAGTATTAGAGGCTATGGCTCCCCAAGGAGGAAGATTTTTAGGATTAGATAGTGAAACTCAAAATCAAGGCCTTACAATTAGAACTACAGGTGGTGGAATTCCAGGTATAATATTATCAGCTTCATTTAGACAACCCTCTATTGGGTTGGCAGGGCAACCTACTACATTTGAAGCACCTAATATTACTGGTAGTTTATTAGGTACAGCATCTTGTGCTAAACAAGTTGATATTCTAAATTATGATATACCTGATCCAGGTAATTATTTTTATATAAATGTACAATCTACAAGTAGCGGATGTCAAACTATTAATACACTAGACCAATATGGTTTATATTATAATTCTAATGCAAATACACATTATTTAAATACACCATTAGTTGTAACAGGTAGTATAACAGCTACTTCATTTACTGGTAGTTTATTAGGTACAGCCTCATTTGCAAGTACAGCATCATTTACTCCAAATGCATTAGTTACTGCTTCGGTATCATTAAATACTTTAACGTTTACTAAGGGTAACGGAAGTACATTTAATTTAACAGTTAATACAGGCTCAGGTGGTGGTACAGCTTTTCCATTTACTGGTTCAGCCCAAATTACAGGTTCATTATCAGTTACTGGTAGTGTAACCTCTACTGGTGGATTCACAGGTAGTTTATTAGGTACAGCCTCGTATGCTTTATGTTCTGAGGATATTAAAGTAACTAATATTGATCAACCAGACCCAGTTATAT